ATAAAAATAAACCTAAAGGAATTAAACCAGCAGGTAAACGCTTTTTGTGGGTATCAATAGTTGTGGATTTATATAATTTAAAAACTCTAGGTTGTGGTTTAAAACTAAATTTTGATTCACAGTTAAGTTTATTTACTAATGTATTCGGATATTGTCGGCACGATCCAAACTGATAAACCTTCGGAGTACGTCCATAAGGTCGCGTGATATGCCAATGTACGCCAATCAATTCACGAACAATAGGATGAAGAAAAGAAGGTGATTGAGTAATCAAATAGAAATCAAAACCACGGTGACGATGAATTGTTAAATCCTGAATCATTCGATCATTGGATTTTTTGTCTGAATAAGGTTCTACGTTCTGAATCTCATCAATAACAATAATAGAACCGTCTGGAGCTTCTCGCCAATCATGAATAAGAGCACGAACATTATCAATTTTTAGAGCTTTAATATTTGTGTAAATTGTGCGAACAGGTTGAAGAAACTCAAATTTTTGTTGTCCTTCACGATCATTAATACGCTCAATAATTTCGTTATAATAAATAGAACGCTGAAAATAAAAATCAGGACGTAAATCATCAAATTCTTGATCTAAGAAATCCCAATAATCTTTATCAAAATTTAAAATCTCTGTTTTTAATTCATGACCTGAACCAACTTCATAGGTGTAATAATCAAAATCATCACGATAGAGATCAAATAAATTTTTATTGTGTTCATGAACAAGTTTATTTTTAGCAAGGTTGATTTTGTTTTTACGTTCAACTTCATCAAGTTTAGTGACTACAAAAGCGGTTTTACTTGCACCAGGTACGCCAGTAATTAAATGCAACATTAGAAATTCACCTCAATAAAAGCGCGCTTTAGGCTCGTCGATGGCTCCTCGCCATTAGCGCGCTTTTTTATTGTTTGCCAAAAAATGTTTTTGTTGATTGTTGGGTGTATCTAGTAAGCATTGCACCCAAGATTAAAGAAAAGAAAATGTCAAAACCTGAAAGGCCCATTAGTTGAACTAATGTGTTAGGTATCTGGCCTAAAGATGATGTGAAAAGATCAATAGCCTGATTCAAGAAAACAAGCATTGCACCACTGGTTAAAAGTGTTAATCCAGCACCTTCAAGAACATTCTTAAGAAAGCCTTTCTGTGTACTTGCTAAGATGGTTGATAAATTACTCATTGACTTTCACCCCTCCAAGAATAAGAGCAGCTATAAAAGCACCGAGGGAAATAAGGATAGGTCTAACCCAATCAGAAAGAATCGAGCAGAAACCATCAAAAGAAAATTCAATTTTGAAAGGCTGACCGTAGAAATCAGAATCAATAAATACAACTGGAGCAGGACAACCAGAAGCTAAATTAATATCAACAGATTCAGCTTCTAAATCTAATTGTTCAACATCTACTTCTGTATCTTCTGAATCTTTTTCTTTTGTTGCCCATTCTTTAGCAGCAGTCCAAGCTTCTGAGATAGATAAAGCCCATTCTTCGGCTTTTGATTTTCCTGTTTCCCACCAATTTGTAAGAGTTTGAGGAAAAGAGATAACAACTTGAGCAGCTTCACAAACTAAAGGTGCCCAACCACAAAAAACAGGAAATTCTAAAGATAAATCCATTGCTTCGGGATTTTGAGTATTAGGCTTTGATTGTCCTTGAGCTTCATTGGCTTTTTCAGCAGCAGCTTCATCAGCAGGTTTTGTTTGAGCAGATGCTTCTAATTGTTGAGCAATAGGACGAGCTTTGGCATCGTCTTTTTCAGCTTCTGCAACAATGTCAGCAGCAGCAGCAGTTGTTGCAGCTTGAGCGTTTGTATCGCCTGATTCAGCATTTGAAATAACTTTTTGAGCTACAACTTCAAGAGGTAAAGTTTTTTGTTCTTCTTCAGGTTCAGCATTAGGATCATAATTAGGATTAGCAACACTTAAAGGATTAGCTTCATAGTTGCGATTAGGATAGCCAGGATAAGTGAGAACGGCTGTACATTTAATACGAACACCAGGTGTTTTAACTGATGAAGCAGTGGGACAAGAATAAGATTGAATAGTCCAACCTGCCATGTTTGTATTTAAAATTTTTCGAACAACTGAATCAAGAGATTCACAAGTACCACCATTCCAAGTCCAACAAACAGGGGAATCAGGAGGAACCTTTGTAGGGTCTTGTGGTTTTGTATAAACAATCTGATTGTTTGCAGGATCAAGAACCCAATCTACAGAACCTAATAATTGTTCAACAGCTACAGACAAGGCATAACCAGCAGCACCACGAGCAAGAACTTTGGCAACACCACTTGCAGGAGGAGTAATTTTTGCAGTGCCTTTTTTTATATAATCGACACCATCAATAACAACTTTTTTTGTACCTTCATAAACAGTAGAAGCACCTTGAGCGACACCACCACCCAAAGTCCAACCGCCAACATTGGCAGCATAAATATTTGTACTAATCAAATTAAAACAAAGGACAAAAATCAGAGCTATAAAGCTTTTATTATTAGCCATGTTGCCACCGTTAAAATAATTACTGGAGTCCAATTTAGGATTGATGGATCTTCTAACATGCTTACCCCCTAAAAGAAGAAAGCCCCATTTCTGGGGCGTTTCAAAACAGCAATTACGCTGAGTTTGCACCACGCTTGGTGTAACGCCATGCAACAAACAGAGCAATAACAACAAGAGCACCACCAAAAATTAATTTGGCATTTGCAGTAACAGAAGTTAAACCTGATGTGAATGCAGTAACATCAAGATCACCTTCAGCATGTGCAGCAGATGAAAGAACAGCTAAACCAGCAACAGTTGTAGCAACCCCAAGTTTTGTATAAGCATCATTTACTTTCTGAGCAATTGATGGTTTTTTTTCTTGAATTTCCATTGAAATTCTCCTAAAGCAATTTAGCGGCTTTGGCTATGACCGCAAAAGAAACGAATACAATCCACAACTTGCCAAATTCTCTGTATATCAATCGGGCTTCTTCACCAGTGATAGCCAAATAATCTGTAAAGTTTGACTGTACGACCCAAGAAGCACACGTTTGAACACCCTCAATTACTTGTAATGTTTCACAGACGTATGCCATTTTTTAAAATCCAAAAAAAACGCTCAGTAAAAATTACTGAGCATTAGAAATTTGAGCATTAGCAAAATACAAACGATCACCTTTTAGAATCAGTTGTAAATCGACAAATTCACCACTTTCCGCAAGATCAGCCAACTGACCTTTTTCAGAATTGTTTGTATAAGCAACAAACTTGGTAACAGGCTCGACAACTTCAAAAGTAAAGAGCTGATTACCTTTTTTTGATTCAAATGTATTTAATTTAACGCCTTCAACTAAAACTTTAATTCCGTCCATTTCTTTACCCTTCTGTTTGTCTGTTATCACAAAGTTTGTACGAAATATTATGTTGTCATGACAACAAGTTGTCAAGACGAAATGACAACAATAAATTACACTAAAAAACTGAGTTTTTTTTAAGAGATTTCAAAATGATGGCGTATTTACGAGTAAAGAAGATAGAAGATGAGCTTCTAAAAAAGATAAGTGAAGAACTAAATAGACAACGTTTAGACTTAGGAAAGAACGTCATGAAAGATAGTGAAATCCTTCACGACGTACTAATAAAAGCTTTAGAAAAATGCAAAGTTGAAGAAGGTGAGTTAATAGTGTGATTCCATAGAAGCAATTTCTCTTTTTGCTAAATCTTCTATTAATAAATAGGCTTCACTGGTGATTGTGCCGTAGTTCCCTGAACTGTAATCATTCTCCAGTGCAGTTAAATAAGTGTGACGTTTTTGATATTTACATAACAATGAAAAAATTAATTGTGGTACTTCTTCTAAAGTAATACCCATATTTTCTGTTTCTTCTGCTAGTTCTTCATCTGTTTTTTCTTCAATTTCTAAAAGCTTTTTAAGACCACGTGACCAAACCAATTGACGAGCACCTTTAAAAGCAACTCCAAATTCCTGATAGAGCTTTCCATGTTGTTCAGATAATTCATGTTCAAGCATAGAAGATTGAAGCAGATCGAAAGGAGTTAAACCACCTTCACGACCTTTTTTGATATGGCCTTTTGTTAATTCACTTTCAACACCCCATTTAGAAACATATTGTTCAGCATAAGAACCATCACGAATATCTAAACCATGTTGAAGGGATGGAAGGGGAAGATTTGCTTTTTGACAGCAGTTAATCCAGTGTTTAGAGAGGGATTGTTTTAATTCAAAGAAATTTTCAACAGGCTGACCATTTGTAAAAATCAAAATATGATAATGAGGATGCCAGCCATTTTTACCATGAGTAACTTCAAAAGCACGAACTTGATATTCACGACCTAAACAATCATCTAAAAGAAACTTACCTTTCCGATCACCAAAGAAATAGCCTAAGGCTTTTTTTTGTCCTGCAATAAGAGAACGGAGAGAATGACTAGCAGAATGACTATTTGTAAGAGTTAAAAGAAGAATTCCACCCTGAAAACGATCTTTCCAAGTTTTAACACCCTGCTTTAATTCTTCACGACGCTTTTCAGTAATTTGTTTAGCACAGACAGGACAAGTCCAAATAGAACCGCATCGTTGAACATTACTCCAGTGAGCTTTGCATCTTTCTTCATTGTATTTAACAAAACGACCTTTAGATTTATCAATGCGTCTTTTTAAACAATTAGTGACTCTTTCACGGGGCAAAAGCTTTGCTGATTGATCTTGTAATAAAAAATCATGAACCCTCTGAAAGCCTTTATTTTCGGGCGTGGACTGAGATTTCGTAAATATACCAAGGGCGTCGATTTTTGGGGTATTGATTTGACTTAAAGAGGAATCCATTGTTTAATATATCCAGTGTCGCAAGCACAAATTCACCGAAAAAGCCTGAATTGCCGTTCAGGTTTTTTTTCGTCCTTAAAAATGTTTGTTGTCATGTAAACATTTTGATTAACTATAAAACAAAGCTGTAAAAAAATCTAATAAGAAAGCCAAAAACTAACAGCATAATGAAAAATTTAAGGCACCATTTAATAAAATCCATATTCCCTCAGTTCGCGCCCATGCGGGACGCTCTGTAACTCCCGTTTAAGATCATACGGGAGCTTGTAATCAGAGAGAAGAAGTTTCAGGATCAGATAATTGTTGTTCGGGAGCACTCCGCTCCCTCTGTTGCTGTTGTGATGAAGCAAAATAATTAAACGGACGATAACCATCTAACCATCTTTGACAATCAGAAGCAGACACAGAAGGCATATAGTTACCTTGCTGATCTAAAGCCATAAGGCGACCACTGGAGAGCTTTACAACACCTGACATTCTAGGGAAGTCAGTAGGATTTAATTTTTCAGGTACATATTCAAAATCATAAGGCTTTGAAGGATTATAAACAGCTTGATAAACCTCTCCAGTAGAAGAAACAGAAGATTTATTTTTAGAAAGATCATCAAACCATTTAACACATTCAGGCTTTTCGATATTTACTGCTTTTCTACATTCTTGGGAAAGATCACTGGAAGGATTATCCATAGGCTTAGAACTAGAAGCCACAGTAGAAACGGTATTAGTATTTGATCCATTAGCTATTTCCTCTGCTTTTTTCTTATCAGATAAACCCCATGCAAACATAGCACCAGCGACAC